AACAGCTTCTGCGACTAGTGCTTCAAATGCAGCCACTAGTGAAACTAACGCGGCTACAAGTGAAACCAATGCGGCAGCTAGTGCGGCAGCGGCTTTAGTTAGTGAAACCAATGCAGCAGCAAGTGAAACAACTGTAGCAGCCGATGCAGCAGCAGCAGCAACTAGTGCAAGCAATGCCTCTACTTCTGAGACAAATGCAGCGGCAAGTGCAGTAGCAGCTTTAGCTTCTGAAACTGCAGCAGCTGGTTATGTTGATGAGTTTGATGATCGTTACCTTGGTTCTAAAACTTCAGATCCAACACTAGATAATGATGGAAATGCCTTGACAGATGGTGCGTTGTACTATAATACAACTGTTGATCGTATGAAAGTGTATGATCTTAGCACTACTTCATGGTTATTTATTTCACCAACAGCAGCAGAACAGATAAACATTGATGCAGTAGCAAATGATATTACTAATGTTAATACTGTAGCTACTAACCTTACTGACATTAATTCATTTGCTGATACATACTTTATTGCTGCAACAGCCCCATCATCACCGACATTAGGTGATCTTTGGTTTGATACATCATCAGACACCCTGAAGTTCTATAGTGCGTCTGGCTGGCAGAACGCTGTCTCATCAGTCAACGGTACATCACAACGTGTTACTTATATAGCGACATCTGGGCAGACAACATTCGCTGCAACATATGACGTTGGCTATGTAGATGTGTATCTCAATGGTATCAAGCTGATTGTTGGAACAGACTTCACTGCAACCAACGGCACAAGCATTGTCTTGGCTTCTGGTGCAACACTTAATGATACAGTAAATATTGTTGCTTACGGAACGTTTAACATTGCTATTCCAGATATTTCTGGTGACGCAACGCCAGAATTAGGTGGTGATTTAAGCACTAACGGCCACGACATCAATTTTAGCGACAACGACAAGGCCATCTTCGGTGCTGGGTCTGACTTGCAGATTTATCACGATGGTGGTTCATCTTGGGTTTCTGACGTAGGTGCTGGTAATTTAAAACTTACATCAGATGGTGCTGGTGTGTTTTTGCAAAAAGGCGCAACAGAGTTTATGGGTGAGTTTCTTACCGATGGTGCTGTTCGGCTTTACTATGACAACGCAGCCAAGTTTGAAACCACCGCCACAGGCGTGGATGTCACTGGCACTGTGACGGCTGATGGGCTAGAACTTAATGGTTCTAATAACGCATTGCTTGCAATGAGAACTACTGGCGACACTGACAGTCAAGTTATGGGTACACAGTATCTCAATAACAGCGGCGCAGTAACTGCACAGACATTTGCAACAGGTAATTCTACATCCTCAAGTGTTTTCAGAATAAAAGCTATCGGTGCTATTGATTTGATTGGTGGGGATATTGGTGTAACTGGCGCAGCACCTGATTTAAGGATTGACAGCAGCGGCAACGTGGGCATTGGGACTGTTCCTTTAGCAAAATTGCATGTTGATAGCACTAATTCTGCTTTTTATGTGGGGTATGGTGGAAACGAGGACATTTATCTTCAAACCACAAATGGTAATGTGTTGTTTACAGACAAAGGTGCAACATCAGAACGGATGCGTATTGCCAGTAACGGCCTTATAACATTTAATAATGCAGCAGGTTCTACTGAAACCGCAAGTAAAACTGGTTCAGTTACTCCTGATTTGACTACTTATCAAAACTTTGCATGGACACTTACAGGTAACATTACACTAAGTAATCCGTCAACAGAAGTTGTAGGTATGTCAGGTGTATTTATCTTTATTCATAGCGGTGCAGCACGTACAGTATCTCTTGGAACTGACTATAAAACTGCAGGTGCGGCGGGTCTTACCTTGTCTTCCGCTGCAGGTGCAGTAGATATCGTGCCTTATTTTGTACAATCTACTAGTAACATTCTTCTTGGTACACCACTACTAGCATTTTCATAAGAGGCAATATAAATGAGTTTAACAAATAGTTCACTTTGGTTTTCATCTGATGCAGGTGGTTATCAAATCAACGACAGCTTGCGCTTTGAAGATGGAAGCGGCGCATATCTATACCGAACACCGGCTGTTGCTGGCAACCGCAAGACTTGGACTTTTAGTTGCTGGTTTAAACGTGGCAATTTAGGGCTGACTTACCCAACTATTTTTTCAACTAATGACATAGACCCTGGTCAATATACTTCCATAATATTTTACAATGAAGCTCTTTATCTCAATGCCTCTGGTTTCGGGGCTAATTATACTTTGATAACTAATCAAGTTCTTAGAGATGTAAGCAGCTGGTATCACCTTGTTTGGTCTGTAGATACGACCCAAGCAACAAGCACTGACAGAATGAAGCTATATATAAATGGTGAACAAGTTACATCGTTTTCAACAGCAACTTACCCATCTTTAAATAAAGATTTAGATGTTAATGCAACAACTCTACATACCATGGGTTACTTTGCAGACTATGGTAGATATTGGGATGGATACCTATCCGACATTTACTTAATTGACGGTCAAGCCCTAGACCCCACTGACTTTGGTGAAACCATTGATGGTTATTGGCGGCCACTTCCCTACGCTGGCACATACGGCACAAATGGTTTCCACCTTGATTTCAACGGAAACACCAACGATGCCAGCGGCAACGGCAACAACTGGACTGCCGCTGCTATTTCGGCGCACGATTATGTACCGGATAGCCCTACGAATAACTTTGCTACTCTTAATAGTATTGAACCAGCAACATCTACCGCATTTTCAGAAGGCAATCTAAAAGCAACTGCAACAGCAAGCACTTGGAACGCGCAAGCTGGGACATTTTTTGTTTCATCCGGCAAGTGGTATGCAGAAGTTTACAATGTTAATGGCAACGGAAGTTCATTGCGTGTCGGCGTTGGCATTGCTGAAGAAAGTTACAATCCGGTTTCATATTTGGGTCAGTATTCAGATAGCTGGGGATGGTATGATACTGGTACTGTATATAATAATGCGTCTGTTTCTTCTAATGAAAGCACTTATACGGCTGGTGATATTTTAGGCATCGGATTAGATTTAGACACTAATACAGTTTCATTTTACAAAAACGGCACACTAGATTTTTCTAAGTCTATATCTGCTGGGAATTGGGGTATAGCAACATCAACCTATGTTTCCAGTTCTTCCGCAATAATCAACTTCGGTCAAGACAGCACGTTTGTTGGCGCAACTACTGCTGGCGGCAACACAGATGGAAAAGGCAAGGGTGACTTTAAGTATGCGCCACCGTCAGGCTACCTTGCGTTTTGTTCGGCTAACCTTCCAGATTCAACAATAGGGCCGGGTCAAACCGCACTAGCCAAAGATTATTTTGTGCCTTACCTATACACAGCAGATAACACATCGCCTAAGTCAAGAACAGGTATGGGCTTTAGCCCCGATTTCTTGTGGTTCAAAGACAGAACAACTTCGTTTTCTAATGGTCTGTATGATACGGTGCGTGGCATACCTTACCAGTTGCAATCAAATAATACGAGTGCTGAAAACAGTTACACACTATTAGATTCATTTGATGCTGATGGTTTTACTACAACTTCAGATGGAACTGCTGGTAATGTTTTAAACTATACTACAGATAGCTATGTAACTTGGGCGTGGAAAGCTGGCGGCACAGCGGTCAGCAATACATCAGGTAGTACAGCTTCAAACGTGTCTGCAAATACTGATGCAGGGTTTTCAATAGTGACTTGGTTTGCCAATGCTGCCACAGGCACCGTTGGACACGGCCTCAACAGCGCACCAGAACTTGTTATAGCCAAACCGCGAGATGACAGTGGCACAAACTGGTATGTGATGCACACAGGCGCATTAACAGCAAGTCAGGTGATGAACTTAGATACAACTGGTGCTGCATATACCCCAGGAGTAGCACACTTTAATAGCACATATCCAACTAGCAGTGTTATTAGCTACGGCGGTTATTTGGGTAATGCTTTAACCTACAACAATAAGGTGGCCTACTGTTTTCACAGCGTTGATGGGTACAGCAAGGTGGGTTCCTACTTCGGCAACGGCAGCAGCAATGGGCCTATGGTTTACACCGGCTTTCGGCCTTCGTTTATCCTTACAAAACGGTCTAATGGCACAAGCTGGTGGGGGATATCGGATAGTAATAGAAGCCCCTTTAATGAGGTAGCAAACACGTTGGCTGCAAATGAAAGCTATAGCGAAAGCGTTTTAACAAGTGATATGAAGGTGGACTTTTTATCTAACGGTTTCAAAATTAGGGACACAGATGGGTATTATAACGCATCCGGCGGAAACTACATCTACCTCGCCTTCGCAGAAACACCATTTAAATACGCAAACGCCAGATAACGGAGATTTTACAATGGCATATAAATATAGTGGAAGAATAATCCGTGCTGGCAAAAGCTGGGTGGATAATGATGGTATCACTCATCCCCGAAACTGGATGGTGTGGTCAGCAGAAACAAAAGCACAGAAGGAAATCATCTGGGAGGATGATCCTGCTTCCTTTGACTCTAGGTTCTATTGGTCAGCAGATGTTCCAAGGTCTTTGGAAGATGTGAACGAAGTTGACGCTGAGGGTAACGCAATACTAGGTGCTGACGGTGTACAACTAGTTAGTAAGGGTTTGAAGTCTAATGCTATTGCTCTAGTAAAGCAGCAAGCAGCAGAGCTTCTTATTCCCTCTGACTGGTACGTTACACGCAAAGCAGAAACAGATACTGAAATCCCTTCAGAAATCCTAACATACCGTCAATCCGTCAGGACAGCCTCAGGAGCGATTGAAGCAGCTATTAGCGGTGTGACTAACCTAGAAGCCTTTATCGCGCTGTACGAGGCTCCTGTGGACGCTGAGGGCAATGTAGGTAATGCACCTATTAACGATTGGCCTGACGCATGAAACTAGAACAGTCTTCAGACCTCACCCCTGAACTACGTGTTCAATTAGAATTAAACGCCCACGAAAAAGAATGTGCAGTACGTTATGAGATGGTTCACGGTAAACTTGAGTCATTAGATAAACGTATGTGGCGGCTCGAAGCAATGATAATGGGTTCAACCATAGTAATGGTTGGACTAGCGGCTTCATTACTAATGAAGTTATGATACACGCCTTTTTATTAATGGCGTACTTGGGAACTGGCGATAGTAGAACACTTATTAGTAACGATATGTATTTTTACTCTATTGATAGGTGTAACTACTTCGCTTCCCAACTAGCTAAACGATATGGTAACTATGTCAGTAGTCAGTTTACTGATCCTAAAGACAGAGTTACGGTATACTGTATTCCTAAACGGGTTGATCCCAGGAGTGTAGAAGTGTACTAATGATAGCAGAAACACTAGCAGGAATTGCGCTTGTTAAAAGTGCCGTAGATGGCATTAAGAGCGCGATCAATACCGCAAACGATATTGGTGATATTGCAGGACACATTGATAACCTCTTTGCTGGTGAGAAACAAGTACAACAAACTAGAAACAAGAAAGCATCTGCTGTGAGTATAGGTGATCAATTCGGAGTTGATAACGTAGCCAGAGAAATAATAGATGCTCGTATTGCTAAAGAAAAGATGCAGGAAATAGCTACTATGGTAGATATGCGGTTTGGTCCTGGTACCTGGAAAGGTATTGTAGATGAAAGAGCAAGACGCATTCAAGAAGCTAAAGAAGCTGCAGCTAAAGCCCGTAGAGAAGCATTGCAAAGACAATCTGAAATGTTTGAAACTATACAACAGGTAGCGTTAATAGGAACAGTTATCGTTGCTGCAATAGGATTATTTATTTTCTTATTTACGGTGGTACTCTAAATGACAGTAGAAACTTTTCTTAAGTGGAAAATACTTCCACGTCTTATGATGCTTGCATCAACAATAATGTCTTGGCGTTGTGCTGAGTGGTTCATGCTATTAGATAATCCAACTGGTGCTCAATCAGCTTTCGTATCTGTAGTTATGGGAGTTATGACAGGTGTCTTTGGAATTTGGATGGGACACGAACATAAGAGTTAATTATGTTTGAAGCACTAGTATTAGCGTGCCTTATCTCAAACCCTAGCGAATGTTATGAGTTTGTAGATACAAGAGGACCGTATATAACTCGAAGTAGTTGTATTAAAAGAACAGAAGAAATGAGAGAATCAATCTTAACTATGCCTGATTTTAATCCACAGGCATTTAAATGTAGGCTATCAGAAGGAGGCACTGGTATATGATACAAGCTTTAATTGGTCCAGTAACAGGACTACTAGATAAGTTTATTCCTGATGCAGATGAAAAGGCTAGGATTGCTCATGAGTTAGCTACCATGGGTGAACGACACGCTCAAGAGTTAGCTAAAGGACAACTAGAAATAAACAAAGCAGAAGCTGCTAGTCGTAATATGTTTGTAGCAGGTTGGAGACCCTTTATTGGTTGGACCTGTGGCATTGCACTATTCTGGCACTTCGTAGGATTGCCTATAACCCTATTCTTTGTTAGTTGGTTTGCTGTAGAAATCCCTACCCTACCTGAGTTCGAGATGGAAACACTGATGACTGTACTTATGGGTATGCTTGGTCTTGGTGGACTTAGAACATTTGAAAAGGTTAAAGGGAAAGCTAAATGATGAAGAGACCAGGTCCACTAGCAAAGAAAAAGAAAAGCACTGTTAATAGTGCAGGTAATTATACTAACCCAAAGTTACGTAAAGCAATTTTTGAAAGACTAAAAGCAAGTGGTAAGTACGGTAAACCCGGACAAGTAAGTGCAAGGCTTATGCAAGCTGTTGCTAAAGAATATAAAGCAAAGAGTGGAGGCTATACAACATGAGTCCTCCTAAAAGAAAACGTAAGGGGCCACTTTCTAAAGAAGCTATTTCAATGATTAAATGGACTGATCAGGATTGGGGTACTAAAAGCGGTAAAAATTCTATTGTAGGTAATAAAGCTACAGGCGAAAGATACTTGCCTAAAGCTAAACTAGCTAGTCTCACTGCTAAAGAATATGAAGCAACAACTAAAAAGAAACGTGAAGGCATTAAGAAAAAGAAACAGTATGTTAAGAATACTAAAGCAGCTACAGTGAGGACAACATGAATATAGAGCAGCTTAGAGAGGAACTTAAAATCGATGAAGGATGTAAGTATGAAATCTACTTGGATCACCTTAACCTCCCTACTTTCGGGATTGGTCATCTTATTCTCAATAGCGATCCTGAGTATGGACAAGCACCTGGAACACCAGTCTCAGCGGATCGAGTCAATGAGTGTTTCGCTAAAGATGTCGAAACCGTGTTATCGGAGTGCTCACGCCTATATCCCAACTTTAGCGTATTGCCTGAAGAAGTCCAGTTAATTATTGCTAATATGATGTTTAACATGGGATATCCTCGATTAAGCAAGTTTAAAGGAATGAAGGCAGCGGTAGATGTCGGTGATTGGCATCGAGCTGCAGTAGAAATGGTTGACAGTAGATGGTATCAACAAGTAACTAACAGAGCAGAGAGACTTGTTGCCCGTATGCGTAGTGTAAAAAACGCCCTATAAGGGGAAAAACGTTCACTATAAATATAGGATGATATCACATGAGAAACACAGAATACTTAGGCCCATCAATGCCTATTTCAGAAGAAATTGATCGCATGAAGTACCGATTAGAAGGTGAAACCTTCGATGGTAAAATAAAAAGAATTTCAAAGGCACTCAGCGATGGCATTGAGCATCAATATAAACTAGAAGATATCCTTGGTAACATGAGGTTCCTTCCAGCGGGTCGAGTACAAAATGCAATGGGTAGTCCTCGGATTACTACTGCTTATAACTGTTTCGTTAGTGGTATTATCGATGACTCAATGGATAGCATCATGCTACGAGCTACACAGGCAGCAGAGACAATGCGCCGTGGTGGTGGTATCGGGTATGACTTTAGCCGTATCAGACCTCGTGGTGATCTTATTAAATCGCTTGAGTCACAGGGAAGTGGTCCTGTTTCTTTCATGGGTATCTATGACGCTATCTGTCAAACAATCGCTAGTAGTGGACACCGTAGGGGCGCACAGATGGGCGTCCTTCGGGTTGATCATCCTGACATCTATGACTTTATCCGTGCTAAAAGAAATAGCGATAAGCTAACAGGCTTTAATATTTCTGTAGGTATTACAGATAAATTTATGGTATGCTTAGAAGAAGGTAGTTTATTCCCATTAGAGTTTGAGGGTCGAATCTATAACATGATTGACCCTGTAGAATTATGGGATGAGATTATGCAATCTACTTGGGATTGGGCAGAGCCTGGAGTATTGTTCTTAGATCGTATTAATGAAATGAACAATCTCTACTACTGTGAAAAGATTGAAGCGACTAATCCTTGTGGTGAACAACCACTACCACCGTTTGGTGCTTGTCTACTTGGTTCATTTAACCTTGCTAAGTATGTAAATGAAGTAAATGGTTTTGATTATCCTCAGTTTGAATCTGATATTCACGAAGTAGTTCGTGCAATGGATAACGTTATTGACCGTACTATTTACCCACTTAAGGAACAAGAAGATGAAGCAAGAAATAAACGACGGATGGGATTGGGAGTTACTGGTCTCGCAAACGCAGGAGAAATGCTTGGATTCGAATACGGTTCAGCTGATTTCCTTACTTGGATGGCTACCGTCTTCGAGACGCTTCGAGACGAAACATATAGAACTTCAGCTGAACTTGCAGGAGAAAAGGGAACGTTCCCGCTGTATAACGCAGAAAAACACCTAGCAGGTAAATTTATTCAAACACTGAGCGAAGACGTTATTAATCTTATTGAGAAAAACGGTATTCGTAACAGTCACTTAACTAGTATTGCACCTACAGGAACTATTAGTCTCTGTGCAGATAACGTAAGTGGTGGCATTGAGCCAGTGTTTAGTCATTACTATGACAGAACTATTCAAACCTTTAATGGTCCAATTGTTGAGCGTGTAGAAGATTATGCCTACTCCAAAGGAGTTGAGGGTAAGTCTGCTAATGATATTAGTGTACAAGATCACCTCGAAGTCCTACTCATGGCACAAAAATACATTGACTCATCATGTTCTAAAACGTGTAACGTGGGAGACGATGTATCGTATGATGAGTTCAAACAGGTCTATGTTGATGCCTGGAAAGGCGGGGCGAAGGGATGCACAACGTTCAGACTTAGTGGTAAAAGGTTCGGGATCTTTAATCAAGAAACCTTGGAAGAAAAAGAGACGATACATGGCGAAACTCAGGAAATGGCTACAGAAGAAGGAAAGGTTGAAGCTTGCTTTATCGACCCGCTTACTGGCCAAAAAGAGTGCTCTTAATAATTATTTAACGGAGGAGTAAATGGCAGAAGAAATTATTTCTGTTGTGGATGTAGCATCACAAGGGGTTGTCAAAGATACTCCTCCTGTCGCTCTTGCAGAGAATGTCTTTTCAGACGTTCGTAATGTAAGATTTAAAGATGGAGCAATTAGAAAAATAACGGGTGAGTTATTACTTAATGATATTACTAGTGATATCACTACACCTGGAGAAACATTTGGACAAACAAGATATTTTGCAGTATGGGAAAATCCTAACGTAACACCACTTGGTTGTTACTATATTTGGGTAGTTGACTATGTAAGGAACGGCATTACTGTTGGTCAAAAGATTTATATTCAAGATCATATCGGTAATAAACGAGACATCACGCCAACAACATTAACTGATGGATTTTCTTTCACAAAGTCAGGTTGGCAACATACTTTCTTCACAGGTGGTTTTGCTTTTATTATTAATAACGGAATTGAAAAACCGCATTATATACTAGATACTGCTGGTAATACTAATATTAATAATATTGTATTAGCAGAGCTTCCAGGTTGGGATAGCTATAACGTTGTTCAAACTGTATTCAATGATACGTTTAGTGTTGGCGATACTGCTATTTTTGATTTAGGTCAAAAAGTAGACTTCACAACTAACTTTATTACAGTTACAGGAACTAATACTAAGAGTGTTACAGCAGGTACTCCTGCAGGTACAGGCACTCCAAATACAATTAACTTTGTTCCTGGAACTTTACCTGCTTCTCCAACTGTTGGCACTAATAATAGTTTTGAAATATATACAGATACTGCAACTAACACAACAGTGCTTGTTGTTAATGGATTAACTGTTGGTGATACTGTAACCATTCAAATTGACTCTAGGAATCCTGTTACAGTAAGATGTGGTATTATTGAATCATTCGGAAATCTGTTAGTAGCAGGAGACCTTACTGAAATTGATTCAGTTGATCCTACCAAGATTATTCGTAGGCTATCTGGTGTTGTTAGGACATCAGACGTAGCAGCTCCAGGCGCAGTTCCAAATAACTGGAATCCATTTAGTGCTGGTGTAAGTACAGCAGATGAATTTACTCTATCTGAGACTAATACTATTGAAGAAATGAAATCCCTTCAAGGTAATATGTATATTTATAGTACAGATAGTATTCATGTTATGCGACTTACTGGTCGTATTGATGCGCCTGTAGCATTCCAGCCAGTAACAGACCAATACGGTTGTTTATCTACAGGTGGAGTTGTTGAGTTTGATGGTAGACATTTAGTTGTTGGTAACAATGATGTTTATGTATTTACAGGTAATGCTGGAAACATTCAATCACTGGCAGGTTCAAAAATAAGAGAATACTTTTATGACAATCTAAATCCAATCCATGAAAAACAACTCTTTACTCTATTGAATCATTATGAAAACGAAGTTTGGATTTGTTATCCTACACTTAATTCTACTGGTGGTGAGTGTGATGAAGCCTTAATTTATAACTACCGTGATAAGACTTGGACTATTAGAGATCTAATTGCAGTAGCTTCAGGTGATCTTGGTCCAATTAAAGGTGGTGGAATTCCTATTGCTACTTTTGCTGTAACCAATGATTCGGGTAATGCGGGTTATACAAATACAGGTAAACGCGAAGTTCAAACAGTAACTATTAATGGCGATACTCCACGGGTTACTACTGGAACACAAGCAGTTAAGACAGTAGCCGTATCTACGTTTTCTAGTTTTACAACTGACGTTAGAGAAGTTGTTGATCTTACTGTTACTGGTGATTCTGGACCTAATACTGTTAATGCAGTAAGTACACTTGAATTTCCAGCTGGAACAAGCTTTACCTATGATCGGTTACAAGCTACTCACCTTGATGGTGGTGCAAGTGCAGTAATTAATGGTGATGCATCAATTGGTAGTGTTAGTTTTCCTGCAATTTCTATTCTAGGAACAAGCTACGCAGACGGTGCAACTATTACAATTGATCAATTCGTTGATGCAATTAAAGATTATGTTAATAATAACTTTTCATTAGCAGACTTTACTGCATCAGCAACAACTAATACACTTACATTAACTTCAGATGTTCCTGGACCTCGTTCTTTCAGTGCGTCTACTTTTGCAATTTCAGGTGGTGCAACAAGTAATTTAAATATTACACCAACCGTAACCGGTGTAGGTGTGTATGGTATTACTGCAGCACTAAGTCCAGCAATATCAATGACTATTACGGCACCAGCCGTTGCAGGTGTTCATGCAGCAATTAATGAAACAATTACTATTGGAAAGAATCTTACAAGTCAGACGGCGCTTAGAAATGATATCGTTACTAAGCTCTCTGCTCTTGCTGTCTTTAACAGTAGTGCTAGTGCTATTTATGGTGTTAGTGCTAATGGAAACAATATAAGATTTACTTCTGTATTGGGTGGTAATAATAGCGCTTTAACTATTTCATTTAGCACAAACTATAGCGGAACTACATACTCTGAAACTACATTTGGTGGAAACTTAACTGATACTGTTACAGTAGTTACTACGGGTGTTAATAATAATACACCAATTCCAGTAATGACAGTTACTTTTCCAGACTCAACAACCGATAGCGTTATTCTTGATGGCACTCAAACGCAAGCTACAGTAGTAACTGCGTTAAGTACTTTAATAAATAACAATGCTGGTTGGGGTACAACAACAAGTGTAGGTTTAGTAACTGCAACTGCGGCTGCAGTAGGTATTATTGCAAATAACTTTAGTGTGGCAATTACAAGTACTGGTACACTTCCTCCTGGCTTTAGTAGCAGTAATTTTACTGGTGCTCAAACTGTTGCTGGTGTAGCGGCTCATAGTACTACTGATAGAGTAACGCTAACCCCGCCTGTTGGTAATCCAATTACAGTTAACTTTGATAACACTACAAACTATCCTGCATATACTCCTGGTGTACAAAATACGGCAGAAGTTACTGCAGCAGAAATTGCAGAAGCATTAGAGACTGCTTGGACAGATACTACTTACTTTACAGTAAGTCGTTCAGGCGCAGTATTAACTTTTACTAGTGTTGATAGAGCAGCAGTCACAGGTAGCTTTGCTTATACTGTAGTAAATGGTACAACACGAACAGGTACGTTGGTTAGTCCACTTATAACAAACTCTACAGGCGGTAATATTGTTATCGTTGATGGTGTTGATCCTGACTATTCACAGCTTACTAGAGTTACAATCACTATTAACTCAACAAGTGGTAATACAGTAGTATTTGATAGACACTACGGAGAAGGACCAGGACGTATTCTTGATCCTAGTTTTGTTCCAGCAGCTAATGATGATACGTATGGCGATACTTCAGCTACTAACGATGCAGATTACTTAGACCTATACTATGATCCAGATAAGGATCTTAATAGGACTAATACTGCAGAACAAGCTAAACCTAACGGCGTAGTGTCAACTATGCAAAGCGCCTTATTAGCAGCATTGGCATCTATTAATACAAATAGTGCATTGATTGTAGTACCAGATAGTGCTACTTCTCCAACGTCTATTGATATTTCACCTAGCCAGTTTAGTTCTACAGCAAACTATGTAACTGCATTATCGCCTGTTACTGAGGTAATACCTTCAACGGTAGCGCCAACTACAGCAGGGTTAATTGCGGTAGCTGAAGGTTTGCCAGTAGCTACAACAACACCTACTTTTGATACTACAGGTAGTAATATTAGTACTACCTTTGATATCTTAAGACCATGGAGTGATTTGCAAACTAACCCTAATAAATCGTATCCTATCTTTATCGAAAGTGGTTATTCTTCTGGTACTCTTTTTAACAGAATTAGAGCAGGAGATCTAGGTTATGACTTTGATGGAACACCCTACATCTCTTATTTTGAAAGACAACAACTATCTATAACACCAAACTTCGATACTGAAACAGTAAACAGTATGGCGTTATGGGCTGATGGTGGTTCTCAACTTACGGTTGGAGGAGTACTACAAACCGCAACCTTACAGTTAAGAGTACGGGCAACTAACTATCCTGGCGAAGATCCCTATTTAACCACAGAAGAAGATAACACTCAAGCCGATGCTAGACGTAATAAACTACTAGTAAACGATTTTATAGTTGGAAGTACTTATAAGTCAGACGTTAGAATTACTGGTCGATTTATAAACTATAGGATTGATGATGCTGTAGCAAGCACTGCTTCAGGTTATTCTGCTACAAATGATCGCGGTTGGAATATCTCAGGTTTACAAATTGGAATTCTGAAAGGAGGCATTAACTAATGGCTATTCAGAATC